TATAACGCAATCCAAGCTGGATTTGCATATCGCACAGGAACTGGTAAATTCCTTATTGATAACCAATTGTCTGAAACTATCGGAGCATTCTCTCACTTAAGAGACGAAGTGTTGGAAGATCTTACAGATCCAGTTGCAGAAAAGCATGCAACTGACTCCTTCAATACTCTTATTGATATTATGCAAAACTCAGGTAGAAAATATACTATCACGGATGCATCATACGATCCTGTAACTGGCGTTCAAGTATTAACCGTTGGCGATCATGACTTTGAAACAGGCGATGAATTCTTGATGGAAACCGGTGCTGTTACATTCAGTTGTGTTAACACTGCAACTAACGATACGGTTGAAATTGCGCATCCAAGAACTACAGATCCATGGCATAAAACACCAATTACAATTACGGGTATAACTGATACCACGATTACCGCAAACGTTGGCGGAGCAGGTGGATACACAGGTGCCCATACATTTGTAAGAGGATTGTTAAACGGTGTTCAAAAACAAGAACCGCTAAACAACGCGTTTACTCCAGTTGACTCGACATACGACCCATTAACTGGTGTTACAATGTTTGACTTTGGCGGAACACACGATTTCATAATTGGTGATACAATTATGATTGACCCAATGTCAGTAACATATAGTTGTGATAATGGAAATGGTGTTGAAGAAGCAACATATCCAAGACTTACAGATCCTGCATACAATGTTGCACTAACAATTACTGCAGTATCTGCTAACACAATAACAGTTAACACTGGTGACGGAAATGGTTACACAGGAGCTCATACTTTTGTAGGTTCTAAACCAAATGCAATTAAGAAAGCATCGTTCTATACTGGATCGTTTACTCCAATTGATGCAACATACAGCGCAAACACTGGACAGCTTGACGTTAAAATCGGTCAACACAGTTTACCTGTTGGTAGATGGATTAAAATCAAAGGAGAAGGAATTACCTTTACCTGCGATCACGATAATAATTTAACTGAACATGCGTATCCAAGAAGAACTGATCCAGCATTTAAACAGATTGTTAGAATTACAGACGTATCTGACGAATGGATTACAGTTAACGTAGGAAACGGTGGCGCAGGTTACCAATATTCTTCAAACACAGCTCATACATTCGTATCATCTCTGCCAAATGCAATTGATACGAACGTTTCATACTTTACTGATGCGGCTAAGATTACAGATTGGCTTACACCAACTGATGCAACATACGACCCAGTAACAGGCGATATGGTTGCAACAGTTGCGAACCACGGCTTAACAACAGATGACCATGTTGAAATGAAACCACTTGGTATGACATTTAGTTGTGACCCAGGAACTGGAGTTGCAAACGACTCCAACCCAAGAATTGGTGAACCAAACTACGGTAAGCCACTCGCGGTAACTGCAACTACAACAAATACATTTACCTTTAACGTAGGTGGTGCAGGCATATATACCGGTGCCCATACGTTTGTAAGTGCTGAAGCCGGCGCAATTATGAAAGTTAGCTCAACAACCGAAGGCAGAAACGCCGCGGACCAATTGAGAGCAAACAAAGTATTCTTACAAAATGAAATTGGTGCATATATGCAAGCCAATTACTTTATATACAATAAAGATAAATGTATGAGGGATACAGGCTATATCTTGAACGCAGTAGCAAGAGATATCGCAACCGGATCAAATGTCAACTCAATTTATGTAGGACAAGGATATCGTATTGGTACAGTAGGTGCTAATAACGTTATCAATAACCAGCTTACAGAAACTGTTGGTGCAATCACATGGCTCAAAAATAAAATTGCAACCGAAGTCTTAACAGATGCAACTGCAATCGCTCGCTCAAACGCTGCCTTTGATGATATCATTGATATTATGCAAAACGGTAACGCAAGCTCGGATCCAATTGATTTTGGTGTACAAGCAACCGAGCTTGACGCGTATCACGCAAGAGTTTCGTTACAAACAAATAAACAGTTTATCCAAGAAGAAGTTATTGGTTGGCTTGCAACAAACTACCCTGGATTTGTTTACGCATACGATGCTTGTAAGCGTGACTTAGGAGTATTCATTGATACTGTATCATACGATATTCAACACGGTGGTAATGCAGCCACAGTAAATAACACAAGACTGTATTTTGAAAACGCATTACCAGTTTTAGCCGATGATGAAATCGTTCCAACTTCAGAAGCATATAACTTTATTGCCAATTTGGTAGGTCAAGTTATTCGTGGTGAAAATGTTATTGAACTAACATCTAACACGGCCCAAGTATTAACAGCTGAAGCAGCCTATACACCAACTGACGCAACATACGATCCTGTAACTGGAATTATGGAAGTCACAATTGGTTCCCACACATTTGCTGAAGGTGAAAGACTTTCAATCGACCCAGCAGGAATTACATTTAGCTGCGCATTTAATGGTGGCGGTAACGACTCGCATCCAAATGCAAATGATCCAAATTATAAAGGAACATTTATCGTAACTGCAAATACTGCAACTACTGTAACAGTGAATGCAGGTACGGCAGGAACAAATACAGATGCACATACATTCGTAAGCGCAACAGCTGATGCGGTAAGAGCTGCAAATATGCCTGAAGCTTATACACCAACTGATGTATTCTACGATCATATAACAGGTCGTATGACTATGACACTTGGAAATAGACATAGGTTTGCTGCCGGCGATTGGTTGATCTTTGACGAAGGCGCAATTACATTGTCTTGTAAAGATGCAAACGGTATTACGTTCAACCTAGCACATCCAAGACCAACAGACCCAGTATGGAATACACCTGTATATATTGATGAGGTCACAGCAGATACAGTAACTTTAAATGTTGGAGCTGCAGGCGTTGATAAAGTACATACATTCGTAAGTGCAACTACAAACGGTGTTAGAAGATCTATTCAACCTGCTGTGGCAAACAGAGCAGTTAAAATGTTCGAAGATATCGGTCAAACATTACGCAATAATGATGGCGAAATGGTTGCTGTTACTGAAGCAATATTTACACTGCCTGCAGCATACGGTATTGCATTGATTGCCGATGCTGATAAGGTTTGGGGAAATAAAGCAAAATATCAAACTGAAATTATTGACCACATTACCGAAGCATATAACGGCCTTGGTTACGATGTATCTAAATGTCCACGTGACGCAGGATATATAGTTGACGCAGTTGCAGAAGATATGGAATATGGCGGAAACGCTGCAACAGCATGGGCTGCTGCTTACTATTTTGAGAACGCAATCAACGTCTTACCTCTGTATCAAAGAGCTCCAACTAAGGCTGCGTTTGAACATCTAGCAAACGTTGTAGAAGACATTATCCAAGAAACTGCAGTAACACCAACAGCTGGAAACGTGACGGTACAAAACACCTCAGGGACTGCTGCTAGTGCTTCTACTGCGTTAACTGCTAAGAACCTTGTAAATGTTATCTCTTCAATCTCTGATGATAATTCACCAGTCAATGTTCCTGCTGTAACCGGTGCTCCATTAATGGAACCAAGCAGAACATTTGCAAGAAAAGCATTGCAGAAAAACCGCGAGTTTATTCAAGAAGAAGTTATTAACTTTATTGACGAGCAGTTCTTTACAATCAACGAAGGCAAGTGTGCAAGAGATGTTGGATTTATTATCGACGCAGTTAAGAGAGATGTTCAGACAGGTTCTGACTATAACTCTAAGTACAACGGTAAAGCTTATCGTGTAGGTAACCCACTTGCAGAAAAAGTAATTGAAGAACAACTCGCAGAAACTATTGAGTCACTGAAATTCGCACAACGTGATATTGAAGCTCAATTAACAGGTACAGCATTGTCTCGTACTACTGCAGCGTTTAACAATGTTTATGATGCAATGACTAATGATTATACAGCAGATGGAACCAATTACGAATATGGTGACTCTTGGTATACATTAGGTTCAGTATCTACCGAGCAAGGTATGCAGTTTAATAGAACCTTCCTTCAAGAAGAAGCAATTGCATGGATCACACAAGAATATCCATCTTTAGTATACGATCAAGCAAAATGTCGTAGAGACACTGGGTTTATCGTTGACGCGTTGACTTGGGACTTGATGAACGGAAGTAACACTGCAACTCGTAACGTGGCGAAACTATATTTTGAAAACGGTGTACAAGTTGGCCTACCTGCTTCTCAAAGAGCTGAAGCCGCGGCATGGTACACTCAGTTAGCAACATTAGTTGAAGCAATCCTTCTCAAACAATCTGTAACACCAACAGGTGGTAACTTAGAAAATGTTTCACAATCGTTTGGAACAGTTACTGCGGCGGTTGCACAAGAAGCACAAGACTTAGTTACAATTATTGCTCGCGCAGTTGCAGAAAATACTTTAATCAATATGCCAGATGAAGTTGAGCCACGCGGTTTAACAGGAGCAGGCGCAGCAGGTTACATTGTTGATGTAGCAATCTTTGATACTCGCAAGCCAATTATTCAAGCTGGTGTTGTCAACTACCTCAAAGAAAACTTCAACTATCTTCAGTACGATCAAGACAAATGTCGCCGAGATACTGGATTTATTGTTGATGGTATTGCTCATGATATTCAGTACGGTGGTAACTCAGCTACGGTTGGTAACGCAGGTTTGTATTTTGCTAACGCTGTATCAATCTTGCCAATGAAACAAAGAGATGCAACTAAACTCGCGTTTGAACATATGGCTGAAGTAGTTAGAAGAGTTGTTAGAAACGAAGAAGTTGATATTAAAACCGGTGAGGAATTTACTCCAACTGACGTTGTTTACGACGGAGTTGCTGGTACAATGGTAATTACTCTTGGTGCAGGTCATGATCTTAAGGTTAATGATTATATCTTGTTTGCACCAGAAAGCATTGTATTAGATTGTGGTTCTTCGGTTCAAATCTCTCATCCGCGAGTTCAAGATCCTGCATATCAAACTCCTTGGAAAATTTCTGCAAGAACAGCAACAACTATTACACTGTCTGACCTAAAAGCTAATTATGCTGGAGCTCATACATTTGTAAGTGCATCACTCAATGCAATTGCTAAAGTTATCGGTAATACTGAAACTCAATGGAAATCGTATACACCTGCAAGAAGATCTATTGCAAATGAAGCAAAAGCACTCGCAACAATCATTGCAGATATTTCAGATGATGCAACACCAGTTAACTTGCCGCAAATGATCCAACCAAAAATGGATTGGGTACCTGCAAGATTGGTTGCAGAAAAAGAACTAATTGAGAACAACACCGTTGAATTGTCTACCGATATGATTAACTATATCTCAAAAACATATAACGGTATCAGTTATTCTAAGGAAAAATGTCGTAGAGATGTTGGAGGTCTTGTTGATGCAATTTCACACGATGTTCAATATGCAACCAACTATGCAACAATAAGAGCATCAGAACTATACTTCGTAAACGGTCTGAGCATCTTACCATTTGACCAAAGACAACAAACCGCAGACTTCTACGCTGAAATGGGATTGTTGGTACAAGGTATCGCAACTGCAAATACAGCTACCGTTCCAGGAATGGCAACTCCAGTCGCAGGTGGCACCGCGGTTGAAGGTGAATGGGCTCAAGATATGATTACTCATATTGAAGAAGTAATTCGCCGTGATACTTTAGATGCAATGCCTGAACTTATTGAACCTGATACATCTTGGGTTGATAACAGTTTGACTTGGGCAGCTGATTTGATTGAAGAAAATCTTGATGAATTAGCTGACGATGTCACAACTTGGATTAATACAAATTACGATGTTCTTGATTACGATAAAGCAAAATGTTACAGAGATGGTAATTATTTGCTTGACGCAATTAGTCACGATCTTAACTATGGCGGTAACCTTGCATCAAGATGGAACGCTGATTTCTATTATTGGAATAACACAGCAAGACTTCCTGAGTCACAAAGATTGCCAACTGCGTCGGCATACAAGTACTTAGCAGAAATTTGTAGACAAGTTGTTCTAGGAGATTACCCAGGACAAGTTATCAAAGGCGATGTTTCAACTGTCGAAGAATCAAAACATGCATACGAATTAGGTTTAATATTCTTTAACATCTTGTTTGAAGACGGACCTAAGAGAGGACTACCACCTCTTGAATATCCTGACTTTGAATATGCAGATGAGGATACGTATTCGTTTGCAAGACGTATTCTGATTAATCGTAGAAAGAAACTGCAGTATTCAGTTCAAGGATTTATTGGAAAAGAATATAAGTTCTATGATATTAATCTTACACGCCGTGATGCAGGTAACTTGCTCACATCCTTGAAACAAGATTTTGAATATGTAAGTAACACAATTAATCCATCTACACAGGTGTTAACAACAGTGAAAGGTTCACAACAATCAGTAAGAACATTTGCTGCATCCCTCTTTGATGGAAATGCAATGCATGTGTTCCCTGTATTTAATCCAACATCTGGAAGACGTGGCCTAACTTTCATAAATACAGTTCAGAATACTGGAGATTTACCTGCGACTGATAAGATAAATAATGCGTATATAGTATCAGCTGGCAATTACGCTGCTGGCAACCGGTACGATGGAGATATATATTATTGGGACGGAACGGTATGGGTAAACGACGGAGCAAACAACGTGGATCTATTATATAGCTTCTATAAAGCGTGGGAAAGAATGAATACATACATTAAAACTAACCTATCGCCGAATACAGCTACAAACACAATGCTGGATGGATTGTTTAATGATTGCTTAATTGCAACAACATTAAGACCAGCAAACTTAACGTTTGGATCTCTCGTTGAATCAATTGCGCACCAGTTTAACGGTGCATCAGCCGGTGTTAACAGAACAGCATTACCGCTGAACTTTAGAAACCTTGGCGCTGCAATTTCAGCATCAGCCTCGGTTATATCTGAAGACGGTGGCAGAACTCGTTGGTCAGGTGCCGACGAATTGAACAACCAATACTTCGCAAGAGGATTGAGGATCAACGGTAGAACAGGTCGTATTGAAGGCCGTCCGTTTACATCATCAGTAAGAAAACTTGCAAGAAGAGCATCACAAAGTAGGGCAAGCATCTAATGGCATATACAACAATTACAACATCACAGGCGCCCGACGCAAAACCGGTCGCTTCCAATTTAGAAGTAACTACAAACTGGCAAATCATCATTGAAGTACCAGATTATGAAGTTCCAGAACTTGTATTTGGTGGATCTACTACAGTTGAAACCGGGGTAGGCGAAGTCATTTCTCCTTTAATGTTGTGTAACTACACAGCTAATACGGTTTATGTGGATTTACAATCATTTAGATATGTAACAGGAGATTATTTTTATATCTTAAGAAACTTTCCTGTACCTGGGTTTGACACTGTTCCAATTCCAATCAATGGTCAATTTTACAAATCAGGCGATCGTTTAGAAGTTAAGTGTGATACAAACTTAGCTGTACACTCTACGCTGTCCTTTACATTAGGTCAAGCGGAGGAGGATGACGTATAATGGCTTTTAATTCTCTCGCAGGCGGAAAAATAATAGGACAGGGTCGGCCTTTACCCACTCCTATTGCCTTAGATCCAGCACCGTTTAAAGGTGCATTAGTTTATGGTGATGATGGTATTGTTTATGTTTCAAACGGTACAGCGTGGGTTGACGTTGGATCCGGTGCTCAAGGCACAATCGGTATTCAAGGCAACGACGGTATCCAAGGGATCCAAGGTACATATGGTCCAGGTTTTACAATCCTAGGATCAGTTCCTGACGTTGATGCGGGAGGAGATCCACAAGCAACACTTACTGCTGCGTTTTCATCGCCAAATATTGGCGAAGGCGTTATTGATGAAGCAGATGATGAACTTTGGATTTGGGATGGCACAAACTGGGTTAACATTGGTACGTTCCGCGGTGTTCAAGGTATTCAAGGTAGTATAGGCCCACAAGGCGCACAAGGTACAATCGGTGAAGAAGGTATTCAAGGTTCACGCGGTGATAGAGGTACGCAAGGCGTTCAGGGATTGCAAGGTACACAAGGTATCCAAGGATTTAGAGGTTTCCAAGGTACGCAAGGTATTCAAGGTATTCAAGGCCCACAAGCATTCCAAGGTGTACAAGGTATTCAAGGTTTTTATGGTTTCCAAGGTGTTCAAGGTCCACAAGCATTTCAAGGTGTACAAGGTATTCAAGGTTTTGTAGGTATTCAAGGCGACACCGGTGATTTTGGTGGATTGACTTTTGATTACACATATGATACTACAACAACAGATGCAGACCCAGGAACTGGTATTATCAGATTTAATAATGTTGCACTGAACGGTGTTTCATTGGAAATGTATATCGACGACGAAGATGATGCAGCCGTTAATGTTATGGATGCTCTCTTAGGAGAATATGCAGGAATAGGCGGAGCCGTTAAAGGTTACTTTAAAGTTATAAACGGCGCTGACGTTACTAAATATACTACTTATCGTATTGACTCAATCACGGATGCCACCGGGTATTGGAGATTGGGCATTACATATTTGTTTGGCGAAACAAGCTACGCAAATGGAGCTGACTTACGAATAACATTTACTCGTAACGGTGACCAAGGCGTTCAAGGTATTCAAGGTCCACAAGCATTCCAAGGTGTACAAGGTATGCAAGGTCCTCAGGCCTTTCAGGGTATCCAAGGTATTCAAGGATTTACTGGATCGCAAGGAGCTCAAGGTATTCAAGGATTTATCGGTATTGATGGCGGTTTCTCGTTTGACTTTAGCTTTAATGCTTCAACAACACCAAGCACGGATCCTGGAGTTAACAGTTGGAAAATTAACAACTCCAACCCAACAACCGCAACAGTATTAACGATTGATGATATTCCTTTAGATCAGTTTACAACACAAATTGACGCATTTTATGATTTCATTGACGGCCAGGCTGCAACTCCTAAAGGCTATTTGGTAATTAAAAATAGACCTACAGGTGCTAGCGGTATCGGTGGCCACCATTTTGTAATGTATGAAATTACAGATTGGACATGGGATAGTGGCGCTAAAAACTGGGGTTACTTCAACGTAGTTTATATTGACGGTAACGTTACTGATTGGCAAACTGTTGCATCAACTCACGGAACAAAAACACATATTTCATTCGTACCAGCTGGACCAATTGGGGTTCAAGGCATTCAAGGTATCCAAGGTGACTTTGGTCCTCAAGGTGTTCAAGGATTTATAGGTGAAACTGGTGTACAAGGTTTCACTGGTATCCAAGGTGACTTTGGTCCTCAAGGTATTCAAGGTGAAAGAGGCGACACTGGATTTCAAGGCGCACAGGGCATTCAAGGTCTACAAGGTGTTCAAGGACCGCAAGGTATTCAAGGAGTACAAGGCGTCCAAGGTACGCAAGGTGTTCAAGGTATTCAAGGTTACACCGGTGTTTCTGGCGGGATTACATTTACTTATAATTATAACACAAGTTCAAATATCGCTACAGACCCAGGTTCGCAAATATTCAGATTAAATAATAACACATATGCAAATGTAACTGAAATCTTTGTTGATGCTGAAGCAGGGCCAGGACCAGTTGACTTATCAACTCTTTATAACAGTTATGATGCGGTCACAGGACCTTATAAAGCAGTTCTTAGAATTGTAGATCCTGCAAATACTGAACAATTCTTACTTTATAAAGTTAAAGATATTACTGACAACACAGGTTGGTTTACGTTATCGGTTGAATACGTTACTCACAACGGAATGGTATATTCTGATGGTGATGCTACACTGTGGACATTCAGCGAAGTTGGTGCTCAAGGTGTTCAGGGACCACAGGCGTTCCAAGGGGTGCAAGGTATCCAAGGCGAAATCTTACAAGGTGTACAAGGTTTCACTGGTGACACAGGTGGTCAAGGTGTTCAAGGTATCCAAGGTGACTTTGGTCCGGCAGGTGAATTTGGTGGTATGACATTCTCTTATGAGTTTGATACCGATAATACTGCAACTGACTTTACAGGATTTGGTAAAGTTAAATTTAATAATAGTAATTTGGCACTTGCAACGGTTATGTATATTGATGACCGTGATATTAACTTTGTTGATATTCAGCCATTCTTAAGATCTGTTGATGAACCAACGTCAGCAGTAAAAGGCTTTGTTAGAGTTATTGATGCGTTTACAACTTCTGATTATGCCGGGTTTGAAATCACAGATGTTACAGAGGCAGGCGGATATTTCCAAATTGATGTTTCATTCTCAGTTGCATCTCAAACTTCTTGGAACGCTGCAGAGCCAGTTAAAATTACGTTTGCAAGAACTGGTGATGCAGGTACAGATGGCGCACAAGGTGTCCAAGGTATACAAGGTTTTGATGGTACAGGCGGCTCACAAGGTACAACAGGTGCCCAAGGGATAACTGGTTTTGGTTTCCAAGGTATACAAGGTATTCAAGGTGACGCTGGTAACGACGGATTTGGATTTACTGGTACACAAGGTACACAGGGCATTCAAGGTATCCAAGGCTTTAGCGGTACTGACGGTGACGATGGCGAGGCTGGTCTCCAAGGTGTCCAAGGTATACAAGGTTTTGAAGGTACAGATGGCGCACAAGGTGTTCAAGGTATCCAAGGTTTTAGTGGAGACGATGGCTTTGGAGGAGTTGGTGTTCAAGGTAACCAAGGTATCCAAGGTATTCAAGGCGAAGTTGGTCAAGGCGTCCAAGGTATTCAAGGCTCATTAGGTTTTGGTTCA